TTATTCTAATTTTTTGAGAAGATTGACGGATTTTTGTGATTCTGTTTCACGCTTATTTTGCAAAAGGTGGGTGTACACTTCTAACGTAATTGTTACCGATGAATGACCAAGGCGTTCAGATACATACTGTGTGTCCACACCTTGTGATAACAACCAACTTGCGTGAGTGTGACGTAATCCGTGGAAAGAAATTTGTTTAGGAGAATTAATTTCTCGTAAGATTTCATGTAGTCGTTTATTAGGTGCAGCAGATGTTACGGGCGTTTTTCCATTTTTAGAGAATATAAAAGAGTGTTTATTACTGCTTTTTCCCCAATCCATTAGCTCATTTGTAAATTGAACAGGGACGTCAACTATTCTATTGGATGTTTTTGTTTTAGTTTCTTTTATTTTTTTCTCGAATTGTTCCCAAGCTTTATTTATTGAAATAAGTCCGGGCTTTATATCCGATAACGTCAATGCAGCAATTTCTTGATAACGAGCTCCTGTATATAAGCCCGTGAGAATCATTTCATCACTGATGGTTCTTTCGGCAATAGGAATCGATTGAATTAATTGAATAACGTCTGCCATTTGTTTGGTTTCTAGAAATTTGAGATCTTTTGACTTGCCATCCTTTCCAGTAATAACGACTCCTTGCGTTGCGTCACGATATATCAGTCCATCATAAATTGCATTTTGTAAAGAAGAACGAATATACATTCTTACTTTTTGATTGGTTGAATAGGCGTTCTTTGTTCCAAGTTGATTGAAAAAATCTTGTAGAATTGGCCTGCTTAATTTTTCTAATGTTACGTTGGGCAAGTATTCGACCAACAATCTATGGGTATGACGGTACCATTTAAGGGAAGCTTCAGTAATGTCAGTTTTATATAATTTATACCAAGCTTCAAAATAGTTTGAAAATAATTGATCTGCACCAATTGATAATCCGCTTGTATTTTTTAATGATTCTTGTTCAATTGCCCAAGCTTTAGCTGCTGATTTTGTCTTGAATCCACTTTTAGTTTTTCTCCTATAATTATCGCCATCTCTAATGCTTACTCTTACTTTGTATGTTGACCCAACTTTAGATATTGATGCCATGTTAATTTAAACCTAACCTCTCGTTTTAAAAATTGAGTAGTTTAAAGACATACCCAGGTCGTATATTGACGTGAAGTTAGTACAAACAAGTAATATATAATGTTTTTGTTTTATTGTCTTTATAAGTATTTACACTTGGTTGTATTGCCAAATAGAGAAGAGTGAAGCTAGTAGAAATAAAACAAATAAAAGTGTAAACAACCATTTAAATGAAGAATGTACATACCATGCTATAACTGCAGATGGTAGACATAAAAGTATAGTAATACATATATTGGCGATGATAAGAAATAGTAATGTTAGGTCAGGACTTAAAAGTGTCAATCAGTTGTGCTCCTTTGAGTAAATGTGTATATAAAAGTTTTTTTATTTTGCAATTATTAATCTACTTGTGATACAATTTAAGTACAAAATCTTTCAATAGGGAAACCTCTTGATTTCAAACCATTTAGGAGTGATTGCCTAAATGGTTTTTATTTTGTACTTATTCATGTATACTCTTATTTGGCATCACAATCACATAAGATGCTAGATGGGAGGTTTTCCTATCATGGAAGGTTTTGTACTTGCTGCATTTACAGCTATATTGTCATTGATCGTATCGGTTTTAACGCCGTTCATCATTGACGCAATTAAACGTTACTTACGTAAGTAGTGTTTTGCTCCACTTCGGTGGGGCTTTTTATTCACAAATTTTTATGGATATGCTAATATTCACTTATGGACTTCGAGTCCGCATACTGGAACTTAGATTCCGTGGCCACTAACTTTGATTAGTGGCTTTTTAATTTGTAATGAATCATGTTGGACTCGAACCAACGACCGGACGGTTATGAGCCGTCTGCTCTAACCAACTGAGCTAATGATTCAGGGAAGCTTTTATAGTCTTCACGGTTGGACTATGTATGCCACCTTAGGGTGCTTTTTTAATTTAGTCGTAGTAAGGAATAGATTTTTCTAACATAGCGTTACTGTCTGCATCATATTCATCATTCCATTCTTTCATATAGTCATCTCGAGAATCTTTTTGATCGCTTGGTGAGGTTTTTCCACCCATTTGTTTAAAGGACATTTGGTTATAAGTAGTACGACCAAGATGACCATTACTAGCTGGTGAAGATGTTCCTTCTTGCCAAGCAGAGCCTGTGGGAGCGGTCCTACTTAGGCGCTTTGTTCCATCCGCAAATACTAAAACATAGTTGTATCCATCATCAACGGGTTCTTTAGATTCCTGAGATGAGACAGGCACATTGTTATCTTGAGAAGATGAATCTTTCTCTGATGATGAGACTTTGGACGACGAATCAGATGATACCTGTGAACTTGAGCTAGCTGATTGAGAAGAGTTTGAGATAGAAATACCTATGAAAAAAACTGCTGCGAGAGCTATAATACCAGCAAATACGGTTAGTAGAATTAGTAGTCCGTTTTTTGATTTTGTTGAGTTATTATTAGAACGAGTTTTGTTATTATTATTCAAAATATTCACACTTTCCGCCACCTTCGGGTGGCTTTTTTATTTGCGATCTTCCATTAGTTCAATAACGAGATAGTCTAAGGAAGATGGTATCTCGTATATATCAATGACATCTTTCCAATTGTCTCGTCCGTTATTGGAAAAATGGTGGTCTAGATATGCATTAATTGCAAATTCATTTGCTGCTCGTTCTGCGTTATCAGATCCATCATATTCATTAAAAGGGCGTATGGCAAAGGGGAACTTAGATCTATTTTTGCCATGACCTAGTTCATGTATGCAAGCAAATCCAATATATCCGTGGACTTTATGATAGCTGCTATTTATGACGGCTTTATTTTTAATTGGGTCATAAAAACTAGGTGTTTCAGATGATAATTTTTCAGAAATAAATAATTCTGTATCAGATTCTCTATAAAGGTCTCTAATGAGTTCAAGATACCAGTCTTCCATAGGCAGGCCTCTAATCTTCTTCGCCGGTTTCCAGAATACGATAGATGATTCTTAAATCCTCTTCTGGAATAGGTTTACCGTTGAAACGAAGTAATCCTCGTTTCTTGAAGTAATCATTTAAATCAACACCGTCAACATCTGGATCACCAGTCAATTGCTTAGGGTGCATCTCATCAGTATTACCTAATAGGTAGTCTACTGATACACCTAGGACATTAGCGACAGAATTCAAAGATACATCGCTCGGTGTAGTGTTCTTCCAGTTGTAAATAGCATTTTGACTTAATCCAGCCTTTTTGGCGGTTTCTTGTAGGCTGTAGCCTCTTGATTTTGCGGTTTCTTTTGTTCGATCAAATATAGTCATGTGGGCGATTCTCCATTTTCAAAGAGAAAAAAATTACAATCATTGTGATTAAGCGTTGACTATTTTTACAACGGTTGTTATTATTAACTCATCAAGTAATTAAGCAATAAAAAACAAACCACTATCACAAGTAACTTTGGCGAGTGAACAATTGATAGCAGTGCTTTTATTGGCTTATTTCGTATGCACTTATTTTACAATAGTTGTAAAAATCAGTCAACAACTTGATAAAAAATATACAGAAAGGAGAAAATATATGTCTTATATTTCAAATCCATGGCTGTTTTTATACGGTCTCTTCCTGTCCATGTGGATGCTATTAATCATGCTTGGTACATGGGCTTATTGCGTTTATAAGAAGGATTATGAACTATTCTGGGGCACAGCAAAGGGATTTAGTCTTTATATACTGTTAGGCCAAGTTCTGACTTGTATTGGGCTATTTTTGAAACTATGAACTTGTAGTGAGTCCATGACTCACTTTCGACAGTATGGCTATCGTCAATATAAGTCGAGAGAGTTCGTCGAGCATCCAGAAGATATTGAGATTCATCTTCTCCTAGGAACAGAAGAATCCTAGATTCCGCTTCTGTAAGAGCATAAAACGAGGCTGATGAACGATCCTCGTAATATGCATTTAGCTTTTCAAGATATGTTGTCAAATCTTTGAACATCAGCTCTCTATTTTGTTTAGCAATACTAAAAGATTCATGTAATTTGCTCGTCTGGTTTTTATAATCATGATTGATTTTCAGTTCATCAAGTTCTTGTTGGTGACGGAGCTTTAGAGATTCTATTTCTTGAGTATTCTGTATTTTCTGTTGTTCTGCATCGTGTTTGTTAGTCTCTTGATGCTGTTTGAAAGAAAAATAGACAGTCAAGGAAGCAGGAATAGCGGTGCATAAACCGGAAATTAATGTAGATGCTAGAAGTACCCAAATATCAACACTCATCATCATTTACCTCATTTTTTATTAATTATCTAAATTATAGCAAAAATAAACATAGGAAGGAGGTGAGACTATGACTGCATTGGAAAAGGAAGCACAAAATGTATATATCGATTTTAAAACTGCAATGTTGCGTTCGGGATTTAAGCAAAAGGAAGTAGCAGAAATGTTAGGTACATCTCAAGCTCAAGTATCACGGGCAATTAAAGGTGGTGCGGATCCAAAAAGTATTGAGCTTCGTAATAAGATGACAAAAATTTTAAATATGCAAACACAGGAGGCATAACAATGGATAACGAATTAATTAACATTCAAACGAATGAACAAGGCGAACAACGAGTTAGTGCTCGAGAGTTACACAAGGCACTTGGTATTAAGGAAAGGTTTAGCCTTTGGTTTGGCAGATATGAAGATATGTTTGTTGCCGGAAGTGATTTTACAAGTGTAGGTTTGCCTACGGTTGTTAATAATGGTGCTACACGAATGCTTGATGACTATTCGCTTTCAGTCGATATGGCCAAGCACATCTCAATGATGACCAAGACTGAACGTGGTAATCAAATTCGAGACTACTTCATTCAAATAGAAAAGCAATGGAACTCACCAGAACTGATGATGGCACGTTCATTACAGTATGCGAACAACAAGCTCATCGGATACGAAAGTAAGATTGCTGAACTCACACCAAAAGCTGAGTTGCACGATAAGTTCATTGCAACTGGCGAGGCAATTGGCGTACGTGAGGCGTCAGCTGAAATGGGAATTAAGCAAAACGAGCTAGTAGATGTACTGCTCAACCATAAGTATATCTATCGACAACAAGGACGTAACGGAAAGTTACAACCGTATAAGAAATATGTACCTAAGTTGTTTACTTTGAAGAGTGGCGGTGTTGGTGAAAATGGTATTGAGTACACACCACGAATGCGAATTACACCATACGGACGAGAATATTTTTATAAGAAGTTTGTTAACCCAGAACAAACAGAATTAGAGATGGAGGAATAGAGATGGATAAGACAAAACGTGATACGAATGTAGCCATGTATCAAAATCAAAAAGCAGCTAAACGAGAAGATGAAGCTTCGATTGATGAAGAATTGATGGAAGATCAAGAATTGCGAGAAATCACATTGGCTATTGTTAACTTGATAGACAAAAATGCTGCCAGTTATGCAAAAAAAAGAAAGAGCACTCAAATTGGCTAATGAGTTGCTCTTTACAAAATTAGTAACTAGTCGTGCTGGCTAGTACTATCTTTAGCGATATTTTCCAGTTCTTTACGCCAATCGATGCTCAGCAAACACATTATAAAACAATAAATGAGGTATAGAAATGAAATTAACAGCAAAGCAAGCGCGTAGTGCATATGTTCAAGGATTAGAACGGTTTGACCCTATCGTTGAAGAGAAGATTAAAAATGTTATGCATACTCAAGACCACATCACATTTTCATATGATGGAGAGGTTGAAGAGCATGGTTGTACAGAGTATGTAGAGTCACATAAGACCGACATTGAAGAGCTGAAGTACGAGGTAGGCACCAATAATGATGGTGTGACGATTAAGTGGTAGGGATAGTTTATGGAAAAAGAAGTTAAAATGCCGTCTCGCGATGAAGAGTGGATTTCAGGACCTCAGGTTTGTTTAATACTAAATATTAATAAAGACACTCTTAATAGCAAAGTTCGTGTAGATCCTAATTTTGTAAAGATGGGTGTTGAAATTGACCTGGTACAAGGAAAGTTCTCACAATATCTGGTTAGAAAATATGCACGGAGGGAATACAAATGACAGGACCTTTAATAGTAACGATAACTTTTATTTTGGCAGCAGTTGGCCTAGGGACAATAATTACCGACCTTTCTTATTACAAGCCATTCCGTAAGCCATTACATGTAATGGGTTATTTAATCTTATGGGGGTTACTTGGAAGAGACTATGCAGAAGAAGTTGCAGTAAGTAAAGAATGGAAGGAGCAAACGAAATGGTTAGCAGATTAAGACAACTAAGGCTAGATGTGGGCGAAACTATCATATACGTTAGCAAGCAATTAAAAATAGACCCTAATACTCTATCTAGATATGAACTAGGCAAACGACAGCCTGATAAAGAAGCATGGATTAAACTCGCTAATTATTATGATGTGTCACTCGACTATTTGATGGGAAGAACAGATGAATAGACTAAAAGAATTACGAGAGTCTCAAAATTTATCACAGACAGAATTAGCTTCAAAATTAGGATTAGTAATTAATTCATACAGCAATTATGAACGTAATGAAAGAACGCCGAATTATAAAGTGTTATGGGAGATTGCTGATTTTTATGGGACTAGCATTGATTATATTGTTGGTCGAACTGATGAAAAATACGTAAATAAAAAAGCGAACTCTGCTGCAACAGAGAACGCTTCGGGAGTAAATAGGTTATGAAGAAATTTACTCCTAAACTATAACACGAAGAAATGAGGGCAGGCAAATGGAACCAATAAAAAATTTTTTCGAATTAGTAAGTCTTGTTATAAAGACAGCCTTTATTAAAGAGGTGTTTCCTTATACTATCTGGTTCTTAGTGACAGCCATTCTGATGGTGTTAAATCTATCTCATTAACCTTGTTTTTGAATTTTTTTCGATTTGTTTGAGTAATGATTTTAGTTATTTCAACATTCTTAGGGAGTTTTATCTCAATGAAAAGTAAATCATTATGCCAAGGAAGAAAGTTTTTAAACGGTAAGTCAGAGTACAAATTTTCAACATCTGTCATTTTTGTAAAAGGAACATTATATATTTTTCCATCTGAACACATTATTGAAATGGCAAGAATTGAAATAGGTTGGGGAGAATAATTTGAATAAGAAATAACTAATTTGGAAATGTGTTCAGCATTTTTCATTTTATATTGAAACAATGAAATGACCTTTAAATCTGGGATATATTCAACAATTTTTAATGCAACAGTTATGGCTGAAAAGACAAAAGCAAATATAGATAAAATATTAAAAACCGACATTATAAGTACCTCGTTTTATGAAGAGTATAGCAAAAAGGAGTGATTAAATGAAAGATGAAGTACCAGATGCACGCATTGATCCACCAGATGATGATGAACCTGTAGGCTTTGATTTTGAAGACACCGAGATTTACTCAGGTCAATATGTATGGATTGATGTAGACGGAAATTATATTGATGAGGAATTGGTTACTCCATATTTTGAAAGATATTTACGATTTATGGGTGCCAAGGTCATTGAACTAGGAGATTAATATGCAACGAAATATACGATTAGATCCAACTCCAGAATTGAATGAAGCATTAGCAAAATTTCAAGATGAGTTAACACAGCCAACCAAAAACCATAAAGGGCACTTTGGAAACTATGCTGATTTATCAGACATTACTAAATCTATTAAGAAAATTGCTCCTAAACATGGATTGAGCTATCAACAAGAAATTATCACAGACATTGATGCAAACGGAAAGCGAATGAGTCAGGTTATTACTTATATTCGCCATACATCAGGAGAAGTAATTGCCTTAGAGGGGTTACCTGTTGACATTGGAACAACACCGCAACAAATGTTGGCCAACAATACGTATGCCCGTCGTGGAAGCTTAGCTACAGCATTTGGAGTGGTTGCCGATGAAGATGATGATGGGGAGCAAATAACGGCAGTTAAGCAAGAACAGCTGAAGCAAGACGAGGTTAGAAAAGCCATCATTGCCCGTCTGAAAGAAAAATTGAAAAAGGTACCAAAAGCGAAAATTGATCAAGTATTTGCAACTGCGGGATTAGATACACATGCTAACACTGATAATGGATTAAACAAATTGTCTGCGAACACTGCTTCTCTTTTAGCAGGGGCAGCCATTTATAGCATTAATGATGCTGGGCTAGAGTAATGGAGCTTTGGGGACGCATGATTGGTGTGCAGGGTAATATTGTAAGATTTGCAGCAGAGAACCCAGAAGAACTTGCAACCTTATCTTTGTATACACATGAAGATTATCCAGAAGCTGTGTTGAATATACCTGATAATCGGAAGATTAGTGCAGTGCAGCGTAAGAAAGCCTATGCCTTGCTTCATGACATGGCTAAGCAAATTGGACAAGATGAAAGTAGTTTTAAAGATGCAATGAAAAAATTATTTGTAGAAGAAACGGGAGAAGAAACATTTTCATTTAGTGACACAGATATGACGACAGCAAGATATTTCATTAGCTTTTTATTAGACTATGCGCTTAAATGGCATATTCCGCTCTCTAAGAGCGCTTTGTCATATCAAGATGATTTAGACATGTATATGTATCAATCGCTTAAATACAGGAGCTGTGTGCTTTGTGGGAAACATGCAGATGTACACCACGTTGATGCAATTGGAAATAATCAATTTAGAGCATTAGCGGATCATCGAGAAAAGCGATTGGTGGCTTTGTGTCGTATTCACCATCAAGAGGCTGGGAATATGGGCTGGCCTACTTTTTCAGACTTATACCACGTTAAAGGAATTTACTTAGAACCCAAAATGCTAAATCAATTAGGCATTATGACTTATGAAAGGATGAAACAAATCGATGATAAACAGAACCGTACTGGTTGGAAGACTAACTAAAGATTTGGACTTGAAGTATACGAGTTCAGGAACGGCTGTGGGGAGTTTTAACCTGGCAGTCAATCGACAATTTACTAATGCGAATGGGGAACGTGAGACAGACTTTATTAACTGTGTGATTTGGCGTAAATCAGCTGAAAACTTAGCCAACTTTACAGGAAAAGGTTCGCTAATTGCCATAGAGGGACGGATTCAAACACGTAACTATGAGAATCAACAGGGACAACGAATTTATGTCACTGAGGTAGTGGTAGATAATTTTTCATTATTAGAGAGTCGAGCTGAAAGTGAACAACGTAAGAATGCAGTACAGCAGAATAATGGTGGATTTGGTGATACTTCACAAACACCTAATGCGTTTGGAAATAATGCGGCAGGTAATGTGTATAACGCACAAAGTCAAAATACAGGCATGCCAGCCAATGGACCTTTTGCGGATGGTCAAGAAGTCAATATTTCAGACGATGACTTACCATTCTAGGAGGTTGCAGTATGGCCAAAGTAATTAAAGCACGGAAAAAAGGTTTTACGACAACATCTAATGTGATAACGGAAGACAGCAGGTTACATTGGTATTCGCGAGGCATTTTTTACTATATGTTTGCTCAATCTGCTGACTGGCAGTTCTATACAAGTGAACTTGTCAATCATTCTGATCAGGATGGGATTGATTTATTAAGAAAAGGATTACGAGAACTTGAAGATTATGGATATTTAAAGCGAGTTCAACAAAAAGACGGTAATGGACGATTTGGAAGATATGATTGGTTTATTTCAGACGAACCAATGTTTGATGTACCGGACACGGATTTACCGGATACGGTGTCACCGGACACGGCATTACCGGACACGGTGAATCCAACACTAACAAATACTAATAAAACAAATACTAATAAAACAAGTACTAATAATACTGAGGATGATGATGAACAAGTCATTAATACAAGCGTGAAAAAAGCATTTAATGAAAACAAGCTGCAAAATCAAAATGAATATTCAGCGGTAGTGACGAAACGGTTATTGCCACTAGTTAAAAATGTTGATTCAGTTAAAGAGCTGAACGCAATGTTTGATGATGCACTGAAAGACGCATTAGATAAATCTAACTTAGGTAAAGTCCAAAAACCAGTTAGTTATGCAATCACAATTGTTAGCAACGCAGTCGATTGGGGCGCAAAGAATTATGATCAGTTTATAAAATTTACCAAGAGCGAACAGCGACTTCTAAATCAAGATTCTGTTCCGAAAATTGTGACAGATATTGATATACAAAGCCTAGATTTAACGCAATTAAAGAAAGAGGAACAAAACAATGAGTGATCTTAAACGGTATGTAATTATTGATGATGATAACGGTGTCTTTGAAGGTAAGGCATACTACAACGAAGATGATGCAAAAGTACGAGCCTTTGATGCATTAAAGAGTGGTGAAATAAAGAACCATTTCAGTTGTGTAGATGTACAAGAAATTAGTTTCTAAATAAAGAGAGGTACTTTGGTGGGACCAGTGGTGGGTGTTAGGAGTTTAGTATGAAAACAAAAACTGAAATTATTAATCAGAGCAACGTAAAAATTATAAAAGAAGCAGAAGATGGCTTTGCTTTAATTTGGCTAGATTGGATTGTAATTTTGAGTAATGGTGGTAACTGGGAGCACGTTAGCATCAGTAATAAAAATCGTAAGCGTATGCCTGACTGGCAGACGATGCAGAAACTTAAGCAACTTATTTTTAAACCTGACGAAACGGCTATGCAATTACATCCAGCTGACGATGACTACATTAGTCCAGCAACTGATGGCATAAAAAATGGTGTTGAAGTTTTACATTTATGGCGCCCAACAAAGACAACGATTCCATTACAGCCAAAAGAATTTGTTTAAAGTATGAGTATTAATTAGGAAATAATATGGATTCTAATTTTATTGTGGCTAGTAATCGACTTAATAATTATTTGGATTATAGGGAGAATAGATGAATAAATTAAAGAAGATTGAAGAAAAAGTAAGCAAACGACAACGAACGTTGTATGTATTGTTTGTGACATCGTTAGTTATGTTTGGATATTGGAATAGTTGGCAGTATATCCCCTGGTCATTGCGATTTACACTGCTTACATTGATGTTTATTTTTATTATTTTTAGTTGTCAGGCGGATATGTACAGCGAGCAACTGAAGAGGTCAAAAGAACACTTGAATTTGCAAGCTAATGAAATCGCACTTAAGAAAGAAAAAATTCGTGAGCAACAAAATCGTATCAACGAATGGGTGAATTAATGGCTTATCAAGTAAAGACAAAATCAGAAGTTACGAATGAAGAGACAGTTGTTGAACAATGCATGACACATGAGCAAGCTACCCGAGAAGCATTAAAGTTAACGAATCAAGGTGTGAAAGCATGGATTGAAAAGATTGGAGAGTAGTCATGAGTGAACAAGAAAAGCATTACATTGTACATTTTACTGGAGCAAGAGATGATGCTCCTGGAATATTCCCGATGGTGGCTTATCAAAACGATGAAGGCCGACCAATTGTAATAGATCCAAACGAGCATGAAGAGACTTTCACATATGCTGAAGGGTTCACATATGACGTAGCTAAAGTATACAAGCGTCAAACACATGGTGAATTAGAAGAGGTGAAGAAATCATGAGTGAACTAGAACAAGTATCTAAAGAGATGATGGATGAGTTAGAGGATTTTGGAAGACATACGTTTGATATTGGAATGAACCTATTTTTTAAAAACTGCTATCCGGAGTTGGAACATTACCGTTGTACGCACGGTGTAGGTCTTGATTTTAACGTGTTCTTAAAAATCATTAAGCATGTTAATGGCGACCCGCAATTTGAAGCAGAGAAGCCTAAAAAGTGGATTGTAAGGTCTAAGAAAATAGATTTATTTACTGGGTATTGGTTTTTAGCGTTAAATAAACATGGACTTATGAATTTATACTTTGGCGATAAATATACACCTTACAAATTTGATACACGAGAAGAAGCAGAAAAGTGGAGTAATCCACAAACAGAAGTAGTTGAGGTGGAATAGTGAGTAACGTTGGTAAGAAATTTAAAACACGCTATAAAAGTGAGTTTACGGGCGAAGGTCCAACTGGAGTTTGTAAAAAAGAAAAAGTGGTTCGTGATTTAGGACGTTTTGTTCTGATTGATTTTGGATACGTTACAACATGGTGTTTCACTCGTGAACTTGATGAGGTAGAAGAGTAATGAAATACGCTATTAAAACTGGAAGTAATAACAACGGTGAAATATTATATTTTCAACACTTTGGCAGCGGTTGTATTCAGCCAGTTGAAATTGGAGCGACCGAACCTCAAATATGGGAGTCATTAGAAGAAACAAAAATCCAACTAAAAGTGGCTAATATATTGACGGCGATGTTTGAAGATGATGGCAGAATAGAATTTGGATATGAAATCGTAGAGGTAGAAGATGATTAAATACGCATTTAAAGGATTATGTAGTAATTTTGTTCAATCAATTGTTTATGTTGGATTTGCACTTTTAATTGCAAAAATAGGTGGTTATCAAGCAACGTGGCAATTAATTTGGATTGCAGTAGCTGTAATTTCATTAGTACTTAATGTGGGAAATGCCCTGATTAAAATAAAATGTTCATCAGATCAGCTATCTAAAGTAATTGAATTCATGGACAACAATAAAGGTTTTTAGTTTATATTTGTGTTATTTGCAGTTAGGTTTAGGTTAAAATGAATGTTGAATAAAATTAAAAACTTAAATTTAACCGTAGAAAGGAGGCCGAGATGAGTTTAGTTGAAATTGAACCAGAAGTGCGTAGAGAATTAGCAAAGCGAGTTAAGTATCTTAAACGGTATGGGGACAAGCATAATCGAAAGCTACCTGACACGATGATTGCTCGAAAAATTAAGATTACAGCACCAACGTTGGCTAAATTTTTGGATAAGCAAACAGTAACGGTGCATCAAGATACGTATTGCAAAGTTGTTGAATGGCTAGAAAAAGACAAATAAAAAACACCACTTTATGGGGAAGTGGTGTTACATGGATTGGGCTATATGGGAGTAAGTTGAAAAAGAAGGTAACAATCCATGCACAAATATCATAACATAAAAAACGCCCAGCAAATACTAGGCGCCTTTGATTTAAAGCAATATAATTATAACATGGAGGGCAAAGGTTGGCTGATAAATATGACAAGATGTTAGAGAACTATTTTTTAGGCAATTATCCTAACCTAATTCAAATTCGGATATTGGAGCTAAGCGTCAGTAACAACACTGATGAAAATGTTGGGGGTGGAAAAGCTCAATTTAAGTATGATAAAACGATTGAAAATAAGCTGGCTAGATATGAGCAAGATGAACAACTGGCTGAACTTAAGAGCCAAGAGTTTCTGATCAAGACATGGTTTACAGTATTATGTCCAGAACGGCAACAGGTAATTAGGGACCGATACCGAAACCGACATACGAGCTGGAAACAAATAGCTACTGCAGGGAATATAACAGAACGAACTGCTAGAAAATGGCGAGATGACTTTAAAGATGTGATCAAAGAATGGATAAAGTGAAACCATGGGCCGGAATTTTTGCAAACTTAACCGTTTTTGACTAAAAAAAGGTGTTATTATGATAGTGTTGAATAATTAGATGATGGTTATTCAACAAGCTAATGAATCAACTCCTTGATTCTTATTTAATCTGGTTAGACACGTAGCTTAATGGTAAAGCCACATACTTAGGTATATTTGCAGGTTCGATTCCTGTCGTGTCTATAAAGAATAGATATTTAAACCTAACTATTTAAATAGCATGGGGCTTTAATATGTAGATTTAATTTGATAGAATATGTTTAAGTGCTAATGGTGCTGAATATATAAAGAGAGGGGGAGAATATAATGTCTCAAGAAAATAGTAAGGAAGAAGAGAAGTCATCACTTAGTCCTCAAGAAGAAGTGAAGTCTACTCCAGAAGCCCCTGATTATAAGAAGGCTGACTAAAACTTTAGCAGTTTTCAATTGTTAGATGAGAGTAATTTATTAAAAGACAGACACATCTGCAGATGTATCTGTCTTTTTTACTGGATTTAAATATAATGAATAAAGCCGTCAAACGTGGGTCGTAGGTTCAAATCCTACTGGGGGCATTGAAGAGTAAAACATAGTAATGAAGAGTAAACTAGGTATAAATCGACCTAGTTTAGAGTTATCCACAAGTACATGTAAACTGGTCGATTTCGACCAGTTAAAGATACGAATGTAAAACAAATACGCAAGTTAGACCATGTTAGGTCTGTCAGAGATGACAGGCTTTTTATTTTGGGCATAGTTACTGAACTTTGGTATAATTTACTTATTAAATGACAGGAGACTTTAGATTATGACATGGGTTCAATTAGGAAGTGGCTTAATAGTTATCTTGGGAGTTCTTTACTGGGGATTTGCTAAAAAAATTCCAGATATGTTTAGAGATGCGCTAAAGCAAAATAGAAATTTTAATTTTGATAAGCAATTACAAATTGATAACTATTATCGTTTAAATGGACAATCAGATATGCAAAAGCTAATTTTGGAATGGTCAAATTTATTAATCGATAATGAAGGAACTAAAAAGATGGGGCCGTTCGGTTTGCTTGCATTGCAAGGGCAAACAATAGGGTATGCATCAGAAAAAACAATAAAAACAGTTGGAAACTTTATGCAGTTTTTGTATGTCCAGAATACTCAAGATAATTCAGAACAGAACCAATCTGAAAATAAAAAAGGCGATGAAGATACATATACATTTATAGCTTTCATAGCAGTAATTGTTTCATTATTAAAACAAGATTTTACAGGTCAATCATTTGATCCAATTGACCTGATAAGAATAAAAATTAATGATTTAAATAAAATCAGCGAAGCAAGATACCGAGATGAAATTAGAAAAATTAAGGAATAGGAGATAACGCATTATGGCAACTTGGATAATAGCATTTGGCATTTCAATAATTATTGGTTTTTTAATTGTTTATTGTCTAATAAAATGGTTGTCAAAACATTAAAGAGTAATCATTAAGTTGGTTGCTCTTTTTTGTTGTTTCAATTAAGAGTAGAATGAACCGTAGTTGAAAATGGAGGATTTATTTATGGAAAAATATACTCTTTTAAACGGAATGTCTATTCCGAAAATTGGTTTTGGAACATATAAACTAAATGGAACAAGTGGTGCAAATTCGATTAAACATGCCATCGATAATGGATATAGATTAATCGATACTGCATACAACTATGAAAATGAGGGTGCTGTAGGTCAAGGTATCCAAACATCTAAAGTAGATCGTTCTGAAGTGCTAGTTACATCAAAATTGCCAGGACGATACTATCACGAAAATAGTATTGAGACCATTCAAGAATCTTTGTATAGAAGTCAACTTGATTACTTTGATCTTTATTTATTGCACTGGCCTAATCCTGAAGACGACCACTATGTTGAAGCATGGGAAACACTCATAGAAGCACAGAAGTTTGGGTTAGTGCGCAATATTGGTGTATGTAATTTCTTACCGGAACATATTGATCGTCTGGAAAAGGAAACCGGTGTGTTACCAGTTATCAACCAAATTGAATTACATCCATTGTTTAATCAAAAAGAACAACGAGCATACAATGAGAGTAAAGGAATTTTAACTGAAGCATGGAGTCCTTTAGGAAGAGCAAGTAGCGTCTTAGAAGACGAAACTTTACAACAAATTGCCAAAAGTCATAATAAAAATGTTGGGCAAATTATATTACGTTGGGAGATTCAGTTAGGAGTTGTACCTATTCCTAAGTCGTCGAGTGATAAAAATCAGTTGGCAAACTTAGATGTTTTTGATTTTATGTTAAGCGATTCGGAAATGATGAACATTAATTCTATGTCACGACCGGATGGGAGAACACATGACCAAAACCCGGAAACGTATCAAGAATTTTAAGTAAGTGTAGCTAATCAACATTAAGGGTTTTCAATTTTTTAATTCGGTGGTTGGATTGAATGTAATGTTTATTACTTGACAAGTATTAAAGATAGAAAGTTAAGATAATAGCACTTTATAAATTTAAAATGTATTAAGAGTAACCGATGGGTTGCTCTTTTTTGTATGGTGCTTTTTATAAGAATTAAAGTTGATTTAAGGTAATGGTATATATAATAACTTTGTTAATTGTTGCACTTGTATTTTATTTTGGAGGAATTTGATTATGTTTAGTAAGAAAATGTTTATTTTGGCAACTGTTGTATCATCGATAGGGTTTGGTATAGCTGCACCAAATATTCATGCTGATAATGTAGCAAATGCTACATCTTCACAAGTAAGTAATTCTGCAAAGTACACAGATGGTATGTACCAAGTCAATACAACATACTTGAAGCAAGGAACGACTAACGCTTCAACAATGGGGAAATACATGTCAGCTGTAAGTGATGTAACTATTAAGGGAAATACAGCAAAACTTACTATTTCAGCTAACAGTGCATCGTCTGCAAAGATGATTACAGGATTTTCAATTAATGGAACATCTGGAGTTAAGAACGGTAATTCATGGACATTCACATTACCAACTAGTGTATTAGAGAATACATTAAATGGACATGTTGATATTAATGTGATTTTCTTTACAGAGAGTCAACCAGTCGACGTTAAGCTAGATATGTCTAGTGTTAATTAAAAATATAAAAAAGAGGACTTTGTAAAGTGGTTCTCTTTTTTTGTGCACAAAACTTGGAGGGATGTTATGCCAAGAGTTAAACAATGTCGTAAGGTTGGATGCCATAGTCTTGCAACTAACGGCAGAGCATACTGTGATGCGCACCAGGATTTAGAAGAAGCAGACAGGAATAGGCATGATAAGTATATGACGCAGAGATATAACAAACAGATACGTAATAGGGATGGGACTAAAAGAGAACAAACGTCATTCTATCGAACCAAACAATGGGTTGAGTTGCGTAAGGTTGTGTTGAATCGAGACAGTTATCTGTGTCAGTACTGTGCAGTGCATGGACGAGTAACACCTGCTAAGGTAGTAGACCATATTGTTCCTATAGAGTACGACACAGACAGAAAGGCAGATGTCACGAACTTATCGGTTATATGTGGTCGTTGTCACTCTAAAAAGACAGCATGGGAACAACATTATTATGGAACAGGACAGCAACAAAATAAAAAGAAAGTCCCCGAAATAAAATCAACGGGGGCAATCGCAAAATTAATTGAAAAATAATTTAGACCCCCCTGTAGTTGTGAGTAAAAAGGAGCGCACACAGTTCGTGTTCTCGTAAAAATATCGGATTTTGAAAACTTTTTTTCAAACAAAAAACGCCCACCGTGGACGTTTGTAGTAGATATATGAGAGAAAAATGCACCTAAGTAATTTAGAAAGGAGTTGATCAATGACAAAAGGAATTTCAGACGAACCACCACGTTATCTGAAAGGTGAAGCGCGGAATTTATGGAAAAGATTAGTGCCAGTTTTGAAAGAGAATTTCGATGTTCAACTCTTGGATAAAACTATTATTGAGAGCATTTGTATTAACTATGAAATTTTGAGACGAAGCTATGATGAAATCAATTCAGAAGATGGCGTGGGTATTCATTACTGGTCAGAAAGCGGTATGTTGAAATCAAATCCCGCCATTACAGATATTGATCGCGCAAGTAAAAATATAAAGGCTGGATGTGAAGCCTTAGGGATGACACCCAAAGCACGGGCTGAATTATTGGACTTGATAGATGATACAGACAAAGATGACATATCAATTATGGACGAGTTAAGAAAGGCGGCGGGTGGATAACATATGAAAAAGTTAGATTTAACCAAATCGAAAGATGTATTAGGCTCATTCTTAACTTTTGATTCATCTAATATTAAACACAAATACACTGATGAAGCAACCTGCTATGCATTTCGTGTTCTAGAAGGTAAGCAAATTGCAGGTTATCAATTACAATTAGCTTGCTTACGCCATGTTCGAGATTTAATGCGAGTTGAAGAGCAGGACCCAGAGTTTCCATATTTTTATAGTAAAGAAAAAGTAAATAGTATTTTGACTTTTGCAAAATTATGCCCCGATCCAGATGCTGGGAAACCATTACCGTTGATGCCTTGGCAAAAATTTATCTTGTGTCAATTAATAGGTTGGCGAACGTCAGACAGAGATGATAAGCGATTTACTTTAGCTAGTGTAAGTGTAGCTCGTAAACAAGGTAAAACATACTTTGCTGCTATTATCCTAGCTTATTCTTTCTTATTGGAAAGTATCGGTATGCATAACCAAGACTTTTTAGCAGCGGCAAATACATCTGATCAAACTGCCAAATTATATGGATATGTCAGCGACATGATTAGTTTGTTGATTGAGAAGCAACCACTTTATCGTGAATATGCAAAACAAACCGGAATGATTGTTCAAGAGAAACAAATCATAGCAAAAAAGGTGCGAAATAGGTTAGTAAAGGTGTCAAATGAATCCGGTAAATATGATGGGTACCATTTTACAACTGCAGTCTATGATGAAGCTGGTGATGAAAAAGCAGGAAAGTATACATCACGAATAACAACAGGACAGCAAGATGTTCAGTATCATCAATTTATTAAGATTTCTACAGCTTACGAGTTTTTGGGGACGGAATTTCATAACGGATTGAGACGTGGCCAAGAAGTGATGGAGCAGGATTGGAATCGTGAATCTGATTTTGAGTTGTGGTTAGTTTGGGCACAAGATGATGAAAATGAAGTATATCAGCCAGAAACGTGGGAAAAGTCAACACCGTTGATAGGTATGGCAGAGCGACATGATTCAACGATTGATTCATTGATGAAATTACGCGAAACCATGATAACCGAGGGGAAATTAGCAGAATTTCAAAATAAATCTATGAATGTTTACTTGCAAGATTCGAATAAATCATATTTAAAGTTAGCAGATATTGATAATGCAATTGTTCAAGATTTTAGTATAGACAGACGGCCAGTATATATCGGATTTGATTATTCTATGATGAGTGATAATACAGGAATTGCGTTTGTATACCCATATATGGAAAACGGTAGTCCAAAGTGGCATATCGAGCAACATTCGTTTATACCTTGGGAAAAAGCCGGTTCAATTGAAGCGAAGGAAAAACAAGACGGCATTATGTATCGGAAACTTGCCGAAAAAGGCTTTTGTACTATTACATCGCACCCACAAGGAATGGTAAATGATGACCAAATATACCGTTGGTTAATGAATTATGTTGATGAACATATGCTGGATGTTCAACTTTTCGAATATGATCCTTATGGATTGACGAAATGGGCAAAACAATTGGGAATCAATGTAGATTGGCAATATATGCCAGTTAAACAAACGACGCCTTATGTAATGCACCCAACTAAATTTTTACAAACTGCTTTTGTGGAAGGTTCGATTACTCGTTTAGACGATAAAGTGATGGAAAAAGCTTTATTAAATGCAGTGATTAAGGAAGATAAAATTGGCATTCAAGTTGACAAAGATAAAGCAACTCTGAAGATTGACGTTGTTGATGCAATTATTGATGCTTTATATCAAGGAATGTATCATTTTGAAGAATATGCTGAAATCAACGATCCAAAGAAGCGTGTTGAAAACATGTCAAATGAAGCTAAAGCAGAATGGATTTTCTCGGAAGATGGTGGAATTATGACTGAAGATGAAATGAACAAACTGCAAAAGGAACTTGAAAGATTGGAGATGAATGATGATGTTTAAGAAATTATTTTCAAACATTTGGACTATTTTGGATTTACTATTTTTTATAGCTGCTGCAATTACATTTAATTGTGGCGGCTTTTATTTAGGTCAAATTTGGGGATATGTGACGCTGACACTAACTTTTATTATAGCGGGGGTCATTGTTGAACAAATTCAAGTGAATAAAGGTGGTGATGCTTAATGCCCATGTTACGACCACCTAAGTTTCTGAATGAAACTGGGAACAAAACGTTGGATGTATCAACTAATGGGCTATCAATTGATAATGAAAATATTTTGAGCAAACTTGGTTTAAATAACGATTATGTAAATGCTAACGATGCATTACGTGATTCCGATATTTATGCCATTATTTCAAGATTAAGTTTTGATTTGGTGTCAGCAAAAGTACATACGGAACAAAGCAAGACAAGCTTTATTTTGCAGAATCCGACACCAATGACAAACCAATTAGCATTTTGGCAGTCTGTTTATGCACAGTTATTGTTAGGGGGTGAGGCGTTCGCTTATATTTGGAGAAATAAAAATGCACAGATTAAGTCGTTTGAATACTTAAGACCAAGTCAAGTTCAAACTGTACGTTTGATGAATGGGGCAGGTTTAATGTACAACGCAACTTTTGATGAGCCAGCAGTTGGTTTTGTTCAAGGAATACCTAGTGGAGATATGCTACATTTTCGTCTGATGAGTACGAATGGTGGAAAGACGGGGATTAGTCCTCTTTCAGCATTAGGGGATGAATTTCAAATTAAGCGTGAAGCTAATAGACTATCGTTGACATCGCTTGCGAAGTCGGTGTTTACGCCAGGTATTTTAAAAGTTGGTGTTGAAAAAGGTGGTTTACAAGGTGCGGTAGAAAAAACAGCATTATCACGATCATTTATGAAGAGACTGGAGTCATCAAAGGGTGGCCCAATTGTATTAGATGAATTGGAAAGCTTTACACCATTCGAAGTTAAAAATGATATTTCAAAATTATTGGCATCAACCGATTGGACAAGAAACAATATTGCTAAAGTTTATGGTGTTGATGATAGTCAGTTAAATGGTAATGGTGATCAACAATCATCTATCCAAATGCAAATGGAGCAATATATTAAAAGTTTGCGGCGTTTTGCAATTACGATTGAAGCGGAATTAAGTAATAAACTCAACGATAACGTAGAGTTAGATTTGAGACCAGTTTATGACATTTTGGGTGGTAATACAGTTAGGGAAGTTTCTGATTTAATGAAAGATGGTGCTTTAACTTCAGGAGAAGCAAAACTTTTACTTAAAGAGCGCGGATATTTAAGTAAAGATTTTCCTGATATACCAGAAACCAATCCTAGATTTATAAAGGAAGGAGGTACGAACAATGAAAACACTTGATTTAATTGGGCCGGTTGTCGGAAATGATTCAAGTTGGATTTACGACTTTTTAGAAATTGATTGTATTAGCCCTAATAAGGTTAAAAGTACATTGAATGACTTAGGAGATGATGATTTAACAATTAATTTATCTTCAGGCGGTGGAGAAGTGACGGCGGCAAGTGAAATATATACTGCTTTACGTCAAATTGACAAGGAAGTGACTATTAATATCACTGGTATGGCAGCAAGTGCGGCGTCAGTAATTGCAATGGGAGCGAATATTGTTAATATTTCGCCAACTGCTCAATTTATGATCCATCAAGCTAGTGTATCTGAAACAGCAGGAAATAAAGATAAACTAACTCATGTTGCGGACATGCTTGATAAGACGGACCAATCTATTGCACAGGCATATGTCGAACGAACAGGCGTTTCAATGGATGAGATTGCAAAGATGATGGCAGACGAAACCTTTTTAACAGCTACAGAAGCAGTTGAGTATGGTTTTGCTGACAATATTATGTTTGCTAATCAGGCTACTGCAAAGGCTACAAATTCCATTGAAACAGGTTTGTTATCAACGGATGCAATTAATAAGGTAGGTACATTAATTGCTAAGCAATCACAAAATAAAAATTCACAAAAGAACAAGACAAATAACAACGGAAGTCGTCTAGCACAACGAAGTGCTAAGGCGACTATTTTATTGGAGGATTAAAAATGACTATTAATGAATTAAATGATGCATGGGTAAATGCGGGACAAAAGGTGTCTGACTTACAAGCTGAGGCAAACGCCATGGTAAACGTCGATGATGTAACGGTTGAAGACATTACTAAGGTGCAAAACAATGTTAAGGCAGCAAAAGCGCAACGAGACTTGGCATATCAAAACTTGGTGGATGCGCGTGCAGAAGAAGTGGCTTCAATGAGTGATAAGGATGTACAACCACTTAATGGTGAGGAGAAAGCGGACAAGATTAAGTTTATTGATGAATTTAAGGGAATGATGAAGAATGATCCAACAATCATTAACTCTCTAACCTCATCTACTGATGAACAAGGAAACGCAGCTGGATTAACAATTCCGGTTGATGTACAAACTGCCATTCATCAATTGATGCGCCAATACGATTCATTGGAACAATATGTTAATCATGAGTCTGTAACTACAGCTTCAGGAAGCCGAGTATATGAAAAGTTCTCTGAAATTACACCACTTGTAAATCTTGATGATGAAGAAGGTGAGATTAAAGAACAAGACGCACCTAAGCTAACCCTTATTAAGTATGTAATTAAGCGATATGCAGGAATTAATACAGTTACTAATTCATTGCTTAAGGATACGGCAGACAATATCCTACAATGGCTAACTACTTGGATTGCTCGTAAGGTAGTTGTTACACGAAATCAAGCTATTATTGAAAAAATGAATGCTGTACCATCTAAGCAAACTTTGAGTAAGTTTGACGATATTAAGGACTTGCAAAATAAGACATTGGACCCAGCACTATTATCAACATCTATGTTTATTACTAATCAATCAGGATTTTCTGAATTGGCCAAGGTTAAGGATGCACATGGTGAATATTTGATTCAACCGGTTGTTACTCAACCTGAAGTTAAGCAAATTGGTGGAAAGCAGGTTGTAGTAGTGGCCGACCGATGGTTGCCAAATCAAGCCAAGGATACGTTCCCATTGTACTTTGGAGATATGAAGCAAGCTATTACACTTTATGATCGCGAGCATATGTCATTGTTGTCAACAAATATCGGAGGTGGTGCATTCGAACATGACCAAACAAAGGTACGTGTTATTGACCGCTTTGATGTGGAAGCAACAGATTCAGATGCCTTGATTTCGGCATCATTTAAGAAGATTGCAGATCAACCAGCAGCTACTGCACCTACAGCTTAGTGAAGTGAGCGTGGCATATGGGTGATAATGAAAAAAGTGAGTTATTAGAACAACTAAAATTGTCGCTTAGGCTGGATATGGAAGAAGATGATGAGTTGCTTAATTTGTATATTGATGCGGCTTCTAGCTATATAAAAGGAGCAGTTGGTGATAGTGAATCATTCTGGGAAGACGATTCAATCAAGCCGATGTTCAAGACTGCTCTAATCGCGCAAGCAAGTGGATATTATGCAGCAAGAACTTCATTAACTAACATTCCAATGTATCCAATTAATATGGCTGTAAACTCTATTGTCGGACAAATGCGTGGACGCTATGAAGTGTATCTTGAATTAAAGGATGTAACAGATGAAAATCAATCCAAATCAATTTAACCATAGGGTGGCATTTGGTTATTTGCGTGAAGATGAATATGATGCTAATGGTCAAAAATTAGAAGAGTTTGTTTCTGAATTTAAACTTTGGTTTGGTTATCGTCAACAAACGTTGAATCAACAATATACATTGGAAGGCCTTGATATTAAAAAGACTAAATTAATTGCGGTGCGTCATTCTCACAAAATTAAAGAGAGTATGTATTGTCAAATTGATGATGATCTCTTTAAAATCGTGACACTTAGTGCTGATGAGCGAAATGGAACTGGTTTAAATTCATATGACATCTTAACGCTTCAATTAATCGAGAAGAGAGGTGCTTGATAGCTTTGGACGATGATTTTGAAACTCAAATGAATAAATTAGTACACGATGTTGGCGGAATAGTTAATATTTCAGTTGATGATAGACAAAAAGTAACCAAAGTTGGCGCTTTGGCAATGCAAAAAGTGATAGAAGAGGAAACGAAAAAAAGTCATTTCAATAGTGGCCGTGATACATCAAAATTTGAACATTTGGCTGATTCCGTAACCTCTGGAAGATTAGCTGGTACACGAATTGATGGCACGTCAGCAGTGGGATTCTCTACAAATGATGTAAATCATGCACGAATTGCGAGGTTTTTAAATGATGGCACTATAAAAATGCCTGGTGATTCATTTTATGACCAAGCTATAGAGACGGCTAAAGAACCTGTGTTTATGGCTGAAGCAGCAGCATTAGCTAAAATTCAGGAGAAGAAGGGCCTATGAGTTTATTAATGGAAGCGTATCGGCAAATTAAACTGGAAGCTGTTTGGGCCGATGCTATACGAGTAAATGCTTTAAAAGCAGATGAAGATAAAAACAAAACACTGATTCTCGTTAGGAATAGCACGAGTGGAGTCGGTGATTATGGTAGTAATCAATTTAATACTTATGAAGGAAGCGTTCAAATTCAAATATTTTTGAGTTTAAATGCTTCTTTTGATTTAGAAGAAAAGTTAATAGCACTGATGAATGCTTTAAATCAGGGTGGTTGGCAAATAAATGAAGTGAAGCCTGCTATACCTGATCCAGATACAAAACAATTAACAGCAACAATAAACATAAGCAGAACAAAGGAGGCATTATAAATGTCATTAGGAATTAATCGAGGTTGGGTCGCTATTATTGACGACAATACTAACAAAATCGTTACGGGAATTGATGGAATCAATGGGCGTCAAGATGATAAGTCTGGAATTTTTCAAGCGGATGTACGTTCGGTAATGGGGCTAGTTGGGTTTAATTTAACCAATATGGCGGGAAGCCAAACTGATATTTTTGGATCAAATCGTGTAGTTGCCGTTTCAACAGGTAAGGCGTCACCGCAAGGTGTTTTAACAGCCAATGCTTTTCCACATGCCGTGCTTAATAAATTATTAGGCCGTAAAGAAAAGGGAAATGGTGGCTTTGAAGCTGCAGGTACAAACAATACTCATGTCACGATTTTGGTTGAATCGGCAGAATCATTTGATATTGAAGAACCGCTATATGTAGGTTTCTATAAAGCTATTGGACAAGATCAAGCGCAAAATATGCAAACTAACAATGCAACCGAACAACGCCAAACGGATGACATTACATTTAAGGCAATCGAACGTGGCGATGATGGATTTGGAGCTTGGTATTATCCAGATTATGCAGCCTTTACTAAGGAACGTATGTTCCAGGACTTTTTCCCTGGTGCAGATGTAACAGAATTTGCCAATGCTGGAGAAGATGCAGCAAAGGGTGGAAACACAAAAGTTGTACCGCAAGATTAAGAACTAAGCAATAACGTCGCCATAAATACACAATACGGAAGGGCGGCTTGTACATAATTAAGGAGATAAATAATGCCACAAGCAATGGAGTTAAATGGATCAATTGAATTGTTTAATTTGGAAGATGATCAACCAATGAAAATTGTCCCAACGCAACTACAATACCGTCGCACTGCACAATATATGAAGGATTTGGCACAACAAGATATTGTAGATATGAAGTTAGAAAAAGCGATTCAAGATTATTATCGTGATGTAACTCAATTATCAGAAGCAATTGATGATATTCGAGATAGTGATCTGAACGCTGCCGATAAGGCAATTAAAGTCAACGAATTACAAACCATCATGAACAAAAAAGAAAATCCAGCATATGACGGAGATAATTTGCTTAACAAGATTGATCAAAGTATCGAAGCGTTAGATTTATCTGTTGATTTTCTACATGATGTTTTGGATGATCGTTTAACTAAAAAACAAAAAGCAATCGTTGATGAAGCAAATGGTACTGACATTATTGAATTTTCGCGTAACCTTGCTCGTCAAATTCTGGGCATTCCAGATGAATCTGAAGAAGATGAAGCAGAAAAGAAAGATGAAGAGTTGACAGTAGATGAGGGTTTAAACGATTAGTTGAAAGTTATCATTTTTGGGATAACTTAGTCCAAGATTTAGATTATGCCGAGCAACAAGCATTTTACAACTTACACATTGCACCATCTGAATATGAACAACAGCCGTACTATCGAATGATGGAAGTGTTAGCAGCACAATCTCGTGATGATCGTCCTATGAGTGCTCGTGACTTTATGCGTCATATGGATTTAACACCAGACCAAGCAAATAAAAATATCAAAAAACAGTAAAGAAAGGAGGATAACTTATGGTAATGATTACCCGTGAGATGGCCACAAAGCTGACCATGGACACATCAAATGCTCAAAATGCATTACGTGATTTTCAGCGAGAAGCTACAATGGCGACACGAGAATGGAAAACCACAACAACTCAATTAAAGGCTGCGGGTGATTATGCTGGTGCAGCTGCTGAAAGATATAAAGGTCTGGGTGATTCAGTTAATAATCAGCAACAGAAAATCAAAATGTTGCGGGAGTCACTAGAAAATGTAAATACGAGTACGAAAAAAGGCGCAACTCTTTATAATTATTTGCAAAAAGAACTTGAGAAAGCTGAACGCCAACTTGGGTCATTTAATGGACAGCAAAAAAGAGCAGAAGAAGCAAATCGGTATTATCAATCTGGGTTAGCAGAGTTAAATCAAAAGTTAAACAGAAATACTGATATTATGCGCATTCGTGAGCAACGTCTACAAGCACAGGGAAGAGCAGAAGGAGCTGCAAGAGTTCACGTTGAAGGACTAAAAAATTCACAAGAATCTTTATCTGATGTTTTAAAGATACAAGAAGGTGAACTGAATCGCGTATCGCGTCAAAGTGGTAAAAATTCAGATGCGTATCATCTGCAAGCTATGCGTGTGGAAGAAACGAAAAAGCGCTTAGCAGAAACTACAACTGAATTGCGTCATTATCAATCTGGTTTAGCCGGTGGCGAAGTTAAGATTAAAGAATTGAATGCGGAACTTAGTCAGAATAATGATTTGTTCAGAGCTAACACGCAAAGGTTAGAAGCCGAAGGGCAACATAATCTTGCATTACAGACGAAATTAGCAGGGACCAAAAATGCGTATGCTTCACAAAGCAGGGAATTGACAGAACAACGTAGTCAATTAAAACGTTTGGAACTTGCAGAGGATAGCAGTCGAAATTCAATTGCAAAACAACGAACAGAAGTAGCAAAATCTGAAGCAAAACTCGCAGGATATGGTAAAGAGATTCGTGTTGTTCAAAAAGAGGTTGATCACTTAAGCCCATTTGGATTTACAAAAATGGGACAAGGAATGAACTCGTTGTATAGAACGTCCAACAAAACGTTTGATTCAATGCAACGTGGTTTTCAAAAAGTGAGAAGTGGTGCGCTATCTGCTGCAATTGGAATTGGAGCTGTTAGTGCTGCATCATTAAAGGGCGCCGAAATGGCATCAGAGTTAGAAAACCAATATAAGACAACCTTTAATTTACTCGTTACTGGGGGCGAGAAAGCAAGTGAAGCGCAACGTAATGTTAATAAGATGCAGGCAGAAGGTAAACGTATGTCTGTGGAATACGGTGTCTCACAAGCTAAAATTGCTGACGGATACCAAGAATTAGTAAAACGTGGATATACTTCGGAACAATCATTAGGGGCGATGAAGACCATGTTGCAAGGTGCTAAAGCATCTGGTGATGATTTTACTGATGTTGTCCACAATTCAACAGCTGCGTTGGAATCATTCGGTAAAAAGACAGATTCTGTAGCTGGTATGGCAAAAAATACTAAAGAAGTTGTTAATAAGATGGCTTATGCTGCTGATTTAACAGCAACTGATTTCCATAATATGGGAAAAGCTATGGAATATGTTGGTGCAACAGCACATGGAGCGGGTGTTGATATTGGTGACACAGCTTCTGCAATCGGTGTTTTAAGTAACAATGGAATTGAAGCAGATAAAGCTGGAACTGGATTACGTAAAGTCTTAAATTCATTGATTTCACCATCAAAGGCAGCGACTGATTCTTTGAAGAGTATGGGACTAAGTACAGACGACTTTACTGATAAGCAAGGTAAGATGAAATCTATGACGGACATTTTTGGATTGCTTAACAAACATTCTGAAGATATGTCTAAAAGTGAAAAAATGGATGTGTTTCATAACTTGTTCGGTACCACTGGACAGCAGGCTGGTATTGTTTTAGCTGAAAATGCTTCAAGCTTAGGAGAATTGAACGAAAAGGTAAAAGAGTCTGCGGACGGTCAAGGGTATGTTGCAAGATTAGCTAATAAGAACATGGGTTCTGTAAAAAATCAAATGGCACAGTTCAAAGAAGCTGGGAATGCAACATTAATTATGATCGGTAAAGAAATGTTGCCTGTATTGCGTGAAGCTTCAATTCAAATGGTTAAAACGTTTGATTCTAAAGATGGCCAAGAAGGTTTGAAGACATTGGCTAAAGGTGTCGGATTTTTAGCCAAAACAACTGCGGACTTTGCAGGATTCTTAGGTTCACATAAAAATGAGGTTGAAGCCTTTGGTATTGCGTTAGGTGCAATGTGGGGAATTAGAAAAGTTGGACAATTTATTAGTCTAGTTAAAGATGCTAAAACTGCATTGCTTGAATTAAAGACTGTTGGCGCTGCTATGAATCTAATGGGTGGTAGTGGAGTCAATATGACTGGTAAGGGAGCTAAAGCAATCTCAACACCTAAAGCCACCGGGGCAACAATGGCAACTCAAAGTATTGGTGCAGTAGGTACAAGTGATATAGGCGCTATAGAATCAGTGGCAACTAAAGCAGCACCTTCAGTAGGAAAGGTTATGATGAAAGCCACTGCTACTGGAGTAGGTGGTGGTGTAGCAGCTGGACTTATGGAGGCTACAAATAACAAACCTTTACATGAAAAAGTAGGTGGAACAATAGGAGGTGGCGTTGGGACCGCTGCAGGGATGGCTATTGGAGGACCTCTTGGCGCAGTGTTAGGCGGTATTGTTGGTCAAAAGTCAGGAGAATTACTCGGAGATGCCATTCAGCGTGGTGTAAATAAAAAGCCAATTAAGCCCAAGATGAGTAAGGATACTCAAACTGCAGATATGAAACGGTTAGGTCGTGTTTATCAGGACACGATTGATGGTATTAATCGAAAATTATTCTTAGACCCAAAGTTAAATACAAAGAGTCTTGAGCGTGATCAGAAAACGCTTGAATCCACATATAAAAAGATGAGTCGAGAAATTGATAATTTTTACAAGAATAAGCAAAAAAATTCTAAGAAAGATTTGGATGTACTTGTTAAAAATGGCGCAATGACTCAAAAAGAAGAAGATGCCATCTTGAAGAAAAGTAAGAAGTCGGATGACAAGCAGAGGTCACAAAAACAGAAGCTATTAGGCAACGTGAAAAAAGATACTGATAATTACTATAAGCAATTAAACAAAATTCAATCAGGACAAACGGCCAAGCTTCAAGATATTGAAAAGAAATACGGAAAAAATTCTAAGCAGTATAAAGATGAACAGCATCGAGAGGAATTAAAAGCTAACAAAGACTATCAAAAGAAGGTAGAAGCAGATCAAGTTAAACTCGGAAAAAATATCAATAAAACAGTTCGGGCATCCAGTGTTAAGCAACAAGACATCTTAAACGATTTGAAGAAGAAGAAAAGCAAAATTTCTCATGAAGAAATGAAAAAGGCAATTTCTGATTCAAATAAAGAAAAGAATGTGCAAATTAAAAACGCTGATGAAACGTATAAAAAAGCAAAATCTAGTGCTGAAAAAAAGCGTGATGAAACTATTAAAGCGGCTGACAAAGAATATTATGAAAATGGAAGTATCTCAAAAAAACAGCATGATGACATTGTTGGTAAAGCGAATGATACGTATAAAGAGTCAGTTAATAAGGCTAACAAACAAAAGAATGAGACAATTGATCACGCTACTGAACAACATGAAAAAGTTGTAGATCAAGCGACCAAACAAGCTGGTGAACATAAAGATGCAGTTGATGATGAAACAGGAAACGTATTAACTGGCTGGAGTAATATGCAGAGTGGGTTAGCAGATACGGTCAATGATATTACCGAAGGTATTAATGCCGTATTAAAGTTTATTGATAAAGACCATCCTGGACATATTCCAAAGTGGACACCTACTAATTATGTATCTGCGAAAGTGGGTAAGCGAGGAAAGTATGCTCAAGCAGCATATGCAACTGGTACGCAAGGAATACCAACTGACGAATTAGCATTGGTTGGTGAAGAAGGTTTTGAATTAGCGCATCATCCTCAAAAAGGAATTTTTGCACTTGGAACAAGTGGCCCAGAAATTCGTGATTTGCAAGCAGGGACATCGATTTTGCCCCACGATTTATCAAAGCAGTTTATGGCTATGACGACAGGATTACCTGCGCATAAAGATGGCGTAGGTGGATTCATCGGCGACGCTTTTGATTTTACTAAGAAGATGTTTAAAGATGTTGAATCAATGGTCGGGAAAGGTGCTAAGAGTGTTTTAAATTCAATTGAAGATATGGCAGGCGTGAAGCCTTTCCTTAGCAGTTTGAAAGAAGGAACTGCACTAGAAGGCATTGGGCGTGGGTCAATTAATATGGTTACGGATGCTGCTCTTAAAAAGTTGAAAGGTGTTTTTGACAAGGCTGAAAAAAGTATCAATTCCAAAGATATTGGAGCCGGTGGGAATTGGCGTTCACAAATTGAAAAAGCCGCTAAAGAAGCAAAAGTTACTTTAGGCCCGGGTGATATGAATGCAATTATGGCGCGAATTAATAAAGAGTCTGGTGGAAAGCAGAATATTAAACAACAAATTCATGATATTAATTCAGAAAATGGAAATCCAGCACAAGGATTATTGCAATATATTCCCCCAACATTCAAGTCATGGGCTGTGTCAGGGCATACAAATATTTTGAGTGGGTATGATCAATTGATGGCCATGTTTAACGATTCCAATTGGGCAAGTGATATTAGAATGCCGGGTGGATGGGGACCAACTGGTCATAGACGATTAGAAAATGGTGGCTTAACAACTAAGCATCAAATGGTTGAGATTAGTGAGAACAATCAACCCGAAATGACGATTCCATTGTCTAAAATGAAAAGTAGTAGAGGATATGAGTTACTTGGTCAAACCGTAGCGATGTTTGCAAATCGAGACAATATGCAAAATATGAATGGTGCCAATGAATCAGAAATTTCTGTATTAAATAAAAAGTTTGATAGTATCATGCGTTATTTAGCAACAATCGCTGAAAACACTGAAAAGCAAATGGATACTAAGGTTTATATGAATCCTAATGAAGCTTATCAGCAGCAAAGTAAGGATCAAAGCAAGGCAAATTGGCAAAATCTAAATATTGGATTAGAAGGGGGGATATAATTGAAAAATTTTTACGTGAAAGCAGATGGAAAAAATGAGATTGATTTAATCGAACGTTTGCCATCCTTGATTTATTTAGATGGATTCTTTACTCCTAATTTTGTGAATGCTTATCAAGAAAACAGTGGGACTGACGGGAGCCAATTGACCTCTGTTTCATTTGGAAATGGAACATTTACGGCTAATTTTTTTATAACTGCAAGCGGTTTTGAAGAACATCAGTTAATCCGTCATGAAATTTACAGGATTTTTGGACAAAGACAATTACTACGTGTAAGGCCGGGTGACAATCCAAATAAATGTTTCTATGGAAGACCTACTAATTTTCCACTAGATTCATTAGCTGAAGGAAATAATGACTTTAAATTTCAAATTGTATTTGAAGTACCAAGTGGCTTTATGTACTCATTGAGAAGAAGTGATCAGATTAAAAAAGAATCATTTGGTATGAATCTAATAGATCCAATGCCTACTTATCAACATAATGAAAAAAGTTTCTCAATATATAATGCTAGTGACATTCAGATAGATCCATATTATCAGCGGCATGATTTAAAAATTAATATGACTATAGATGGCCCAGTGACTATTACTAATATAACTAACGGAACAAGTTGGTCATATAAAGGGAAATTAGCTGGAAAAACTAACGTTGTTTTAGATGGCTTAATTACTTTTATGAAAGGAAAGCAAGATACGATAAATACTGATTTTGGATTTATTAAATTAGAAATTGGTCAAAATGAGATAGTCGTTTCGGGTGCAGCGAAAATTCACGATTTAACGTTTAGCTTTCCTTTTTTGTATCTAAGTTAGTGTTAAATCAAATTGTGAAAGTTAAAACTAGGGATGGCACCCACATTGAACCTATACAAAGCATTGTTTTACCTAGTTTTCAATACGATGAACAAGTAAACACGCAACGACAAATTAGTTTTGTTGCAAAAAATGATTATAGTTTTGGATATAGTTTAATCCAAGAAAATAATTTAATTGAATTTGACGGACAAGAATATATTATTCAACAGTTAGATAGAAATTTTGTGAATGGTTATCCGACTGTAAATGTAACTGCAAGCCATATTTATACGGATTGCCATCGTATTATGCAATATAAACAAAATGAAAAAGCACAAAGTTATAGTGTACAAGATGTACTAAATTTTTACTTTGCTAATAATCGTTTAGGATTTACAACCAAAGTAGTTGGATCATTTTCAAAGAAGAAGATTGAAGGGTTAGGAGGAGATTCTGCATTTGATGGATTGGGTAAAATTGTTAGTTCTTGGCCTGATGCAGTTGTCACTCAAGATAATAAACACATCGTTATTTATCAACACAGTGAACGTACTAAGCATTTAGGCAAGCGGCTCAGTTATGGCCATAATTCTGATAATATTCAGTTAAACACGGATATATCTTCAATCATCAATTCTTTTTATGTCGTAGGTGGAACCAAAGAAGAAAAGGTCACCACTGGTAATTCTAAAAATAAGAAAACAGAAACTAAGACAGTTCCTTTCTTTCCGCCTCACATTGTTAAAGATGAAAAATCAATTGCTAAATATGGAGAATGGTCCGGGGGCATTTTAAATGACGAACGGTTCCACGATGCTAAAGCTATGGATGATTATGCTAAAGGTAAGTTTGTATTAGAACCACCGTTAACAATAACCCTTGATTATAAAGGCGGTGAAAGGCCGATAATTAATGAATTAAAACGTCTTGAGATTTTGGAGACGGGTTATGTTACTGACATTGAAGTTGTGGGTTATAGTTGGCATCCGTTTGATGATGGTCAAGTTACCACGGTAACTTTAAACAGCTTACGGAAAACAAGCTTGGAATATTTTCGAGCTCAACAACGACAGCAATCACTTTCAAAAAAGAAAAGTAATGCAATTGCTCAAGAAATCCAAAATACACTAAATCATGGTTTGGCATGGGACTGGAGGGGAAATGACTAAATTACCTAATCGGCCAAATATTTCAAATCGTCGTGCTGGAATTGGCTTAGATCAATTTGATGGACTATGGATAACAATTGATGATAATTTGAGACAGATTATCACGCCACAAGGTATATATTTGAACCCAGCAGATTTTAGTGATTTGTTACTGCCAAGTATTTTTTTCATTGATGAAAAAGGCTCGCAGCATGAAGTGTCAGTCAATTCTTCAAAGCAATTGCTAATTGACGATAAATCGATGAATGAATTAGCTGATTGTTATACAAAGAAGGAAGTTGATGATTTAGTCAATCAACAAATTCTGACCGCACCAAACGGTGGGAAGTGGAAATTAAACATTACTAATTCAGGAGAGTTATCTACAATTAAAATCTCAGAAGGGAGGGGTGTAGATGATCCTAGCACAATTAAATCAGACGCTAGAGGAAAAAGTTGAAGGCATTGAGTCTTTAAATGAACGATTAATTGAATATTTGGGTGAAACACTATTACCTCCAACGTTAGAGCGCTTATCAAATAACTATGATGAGCGCTTTTATTGTGGCTGTTTGAATAACATTGAATTAGTACGCAAATATTTTAATAACAGTGTTGAAATTATGAATCAAGAATTGGGATTTATTGATATTGAAACGAATGAAATGTTGCAGGGCATATCAAATACTTTTAATTCTTCCTTAGATTTATATTCGTTCGAGACTAACATTAACTTATTTTTAAATGACTTGGATAAAGGGATTAAAAAATTTTCACTCATCTTAGATATGTATCTAGGAAACAGTGAGGAGATTGACCCAGACCCAGTGATTCCACCAGACCCAGAACCGAAACCGGAACCGAAACCGGAACCAAAGCCAGAACCAAAGCCAGAACCAAAGCCAGAACCAAAGCCAGAACCAAAGCCTGAAGAGTCCATCGTTCCCGAAGATATGCATTGGGAACCATTGGAGCGTGATGTTGTCAGCACAGGATACACTCGTATGTTTGAATATCCAGTGCCTGGTTGGGGTGGTACCCAAGGTACAGGATTTGATAAGGACCACTATTACACATTTGGAACGATTGGTCAGCGAGACAGCAGTTTGAAGTTAGCGGTAATTGATAAACATGATCCGGATAAGTCGTTTGTTGCAAGGGGCGATATCGGCGACTATTCCGATTATAAAAACTATATGTTAGGCCACACGAATGATTGTACGGTGATGTATCAAAAGGGTGATGAAGTTACGCTCTTGGTTTCAAGCATGATTCCAGGAGAAGTTGCAACGGCCATCGTTAACTTAAAGACCCAAACAGTGCGCTATGGAAAACGGATTCCGGTAGTAGGTTCAAAGGGTGAAAAAATTGGAGCGGTGACGTCATCACAATTGATTGATAACAATCGAGTGATTTTGAAAGCAAGTAGCTATTATTGGGTCGCAACATATAACGAAACCAAAATGGAGCTAGTCAAATTTATTAAAAGCAACAATGCTAGTGTGCTTAAAATTGTCAAAGAAAAATTCGGTGAAAATTACTTTGATGGTATAGCCGGACAAAGCGATTGGTTTGAAAACGGCTACCTGTACACGATTGCTTGGTCGGGAGATTGGAAGAAATGCGTTATTTTCGAGATGATTCCGAAAGGACCTGATGAGTGGGCAATTCCATCTAACCGTTATTGGTGGGGTGAAGAAGAGAATAGACGTTTTGAGCCGGAAAAGGTTTGGATTGAAAACGGTAAGTTCATGATTACCGTCTCTATGAATGGACCCTATGACAACTTTATTGCTGAAATGCATTGGAAAATTGTTGAAATGAATTTGAAAAATTAGAAAGGAAAATTTATGACCGAAAGAAATGAAAGTATTATTCCGCTTATTAAACAAGGTAAATTTGTAATTGTTGATACCACGCTCAAAATGCAAGATGTCATGCATTTTGCCGAATTAAGCGGAGACTATGGAGATGCAGGGAGAGTTATTTATTTGGCGATTAAGGGACCAGCTGCATCAAACGACCCTAAAAAGCCATCAATCCCATTTGACCTAACGGATAAAGATATTTGATTGCAAGGACACGATGCGCAAGGTGTCTTTAAGCGAATTAGTTTAGCTACTAAAATCATTGATGCACGTGCTGGTTTAGCGGAGATGACAATCCCACGTAATTTCTATGAAGCAGTGGGGCCGTATCAAAATGCGGAATTTGAAATTTTTGGCGAAGATGACAACGTTGTAGTTTCAACAGTACCAATTGGATTTGAAGTTTATAACAACCATGCTCATATGATTGTCGGTGATAGTAAGCCGTATATTGATGAGGTCGACAAGCTATTACAAGATATTTTAAACGAAAGTAATACACGCTTAAAAAGCGTATCAGATGAATCGACACGTATTCTGAACTCAATTACGAATACGGCCGATGGTTTAGATGGACGATTGTCGACCGCACAAGGTTCTCTAGGATCGCTTGAAAATTTGGTCAAACTTATGACGACTGAAATTCAAAAGAATGGTGCAGGTGTACTTGGTAGAGAAAACACTTGGCTCGAAACCAATATATTTGCAAAGGTCATTGAAGGACTTGTTAAAGGACTATCAATCTCTTTCTATGGTAGTGCTGACCCACAACAGAATTTAGATAATAATGCGTTTAATGCTAAGCTACCTGCTTTTAGTTTGACTGCAAATTATTATTCAGGAAATCGATTACAAAAAAATCCGTTCACACGAGATGAAGTTTTGGTTTTGAGTTTTCGATTTTCTACAACAACAGCACTGCAGTTTGCGATTATGGTAGGAAGTGATTTTGGAGAAGCCCGAACGCGTGTCATCAACAATATCAACGCGACTCCAACGTATCAACCTTGGAAGTTTACATTTGAGTGGGGAAAGAAGCTTATGGATATGCGCCCCTACCTAACAAAAGATTTTGAATCCTACTTTACAAATGGGTCATTTCCAATGTACCAAATTGATGGCTACTCGGTTCATTTACGTGGACAAGTTCGACCTAAGAAAAAAATTAAATTTACACAACATGATCAAAAGATTTATATTGCGCGAGGCCTTCCTTTTAATGCGGTAACCTCACAGCGTTTTGCTCAAGCTTGGACTAAAGTAACTCCATATACGTTGCGAGTGGAAGGTGGAGATATTTGGATGGAGCGAGTGTACAACAATGATAATTCGTTGGCAACACTAGACCCAAATCAACTGTTTACCTTTGGAACAACCGCATTAATTACTAGATAGGAGCTAAATAAATGGAAGAAAATGAAGAACGTTTGAATTTGGAACCGGAAGCATCACCTAACGATTTCCCGTATCGACTATACAGTAAGATTAATGGAGCGTTAATCGGAGCAAGTATGACGCCGGCTGATAAAGATGATCCTGAAGTTGCCTCGACAAGCGTGCCATTACCAGATGGTGAGCTGAATTATGCTTTTGATGAATCAATCAATCTTTGGCGCGGTTATACAAATGAAGAGTGGTTTAATCGTTTGAATGAAGCAGCTTTGAGCATCCCAGATAATAACGATGAATGGCGTGCGTCAATTATGACGCAAATGGCAGTTTTGAATAAACAACTTGTTCAATTAGGCCTACAAAATGCCAAGTTAACAGCACGAGTGACGGAGTTAGAAAAAGCTCTCAATAATACAAAAGAAAGTGAGACAAACTAATGTTTGATATTTGCCAAGATTTATATAATAAAGAATTACTATCGATTGAAGATATTCGGGACGTTGTTCTATACTCACCAATGTTTGGACTCACAAAAATCGATTACGAGACCATCACAGGCCAACCTTGGAACACTGTGACACCCTAAGAGCTATCTATACTAGATAGCTCTTTTAATTTGGAATTAGAAAGGAGAGTTATATGAATGGCTTTTGGCCACATGATGCGGTTGGCTGGATTTCCATCGTCGGTCCTAGCCTAGGGGTGCTTGGCTTTTTGTTAAATAAGTTCGTCAATGAACCACTTCGGCAGGTATCAAAAGACTTAAAAAATCTAAGACATGATTTTGATGAAAGACTCGATGATCACGAACGACGTATCCAGTACATTGAAGATAAAGGGGATTTTCTTTAAAGGAGGGAATTTAATTATGGCAGCATCAACAATGAATATGCTAATTACACTAGTTGTTTTAGCACCGACAATTCTAAAAACACTTGAGTACATTAAAGCCCGAGTTAAAAATGAACGAATTGAATCAGCAATTAATTTTGCGGAAATGATTGTGCAATCAATTGGCGAAGCAAATAGTGTATTGACAATTGGTCAACGACAGCAAGCGATTAAGCAGTTAGAAAAACGTTTAAAAGCAAATGGGATTGTACAGCACTTTACTAATGAAGGATTAGCAACTTATATTGATCAAGCAGCAACTTATATTGAAGATAAAGGAGAATAAACATGGCACAAATTAAAATGTATGGAGTTGACGTATCGAGTTATCAACCAGGGGACATCAACTATATTAAGTCACTGTATAATGCCGGTGTTCGCTTTCTATTTAGTAAAGCAACAGAGGGCACTGGATATGTGAATCCAAATTTTGGCAACCAAATCTTGAATGCGGATAAGATTGGTATGCTGACGGCGGCTTATCACTTTGCACGATTTGGATGTAATGAATCTCAAGCTGTTAAAGAAGGTGATTTTGCGGTAAATACAGCTAAAGGTATTCTATTGCCGGGGTCGATTATTGCATTGGATTATGAAGCTGATGCATCTTCTTCAAAGTCGGCTAACACAACAGCAGCCAAGACATTTATGCGAGTGATTAAGAACCGTGGATATGTTCCTATGATTTACTCATACAAGCCATACTTTGATAAGTATATTGACTTGAATAGCGTGATCAAAGAATTTGGAGAATGTGTTTGGATTGCGGGCTATCCTGCACCAGGTTCATCTACACCGAACTTTAACTATTTCCCATCAGAGCCAGGCGTGCAAATTTGGCAATTTGACGATAATTGGAAGAAGTTAGGAGTTGATGGAAATGTTTTGATTGGCGAATGGCTAGAAAAAACAGTTCAAGCAAATAACAAGAAAGAGAGTAAAACAATGAAACGATTTAAAGAAGGCGATAAAGTACGTCTAACAGATAAAGCAACCACGTCAGCATTCGGAACTAAGTTTTCAGACGCATCAAAAGGTACATGGGGTATCGTTACTCGTGAGACTCCAAAGAAGAAATCAAAATCAGAGTATTACTATCAAGTTGTTATGCACTACCAAAATGACATGACAATTTGGAATGTGCTACAACAAGATTTACAAAATAAATAAATGAAAAAACCTAGTAGGTATCTCTTCTTTGAGGTATTTACTAGGTTTTTTTATTTGTATTATTATTTGGACTAATTTTGGACCTTGTGATAGAATAAAACCTATTGTATAGGTGTTTTCACGTGACTTTCGAGTCCGACAGGGAACATTGACGTATAAAACTGTAGGAGAGTTTTAACGTGTTGGTTGTTACGATGCATATGGAGTAAGAATTGGGAGTTACAGATGTCTAAAAAAGTTTGGGTGATTTTGGGTGCAATTGTTGGTGTGATTGCGCTTGTTGCGGGTGGTTATTTTGTGAAGGAAACTTTCTTTCCTGAAAATGTCAGTTTCCAAAAAGCAGTTCGCGAATCTGATACGCGTACATGGTTATTGGTTAGTGACGAAGATGGTGCTATTTCAGGGGATACGGAAGTGCCAGCAATTTTAGTTTCACATGATGATAAAATTAGTATGTATCAGGCTAAGGCTAATAAAATGCCAAAGATGAAAGATTTTAACAAGTTATCTGCTGAAGAAATGGCGCGTAAAGCAAAAAATGTTTCATTTGACGCTGATACTTTGCCTGCCAAAGAAGCCGTCGATGAGCTGACAAATGGAGATGGTGAACTAGTAAGCGAAGATAACAAAAAGGTTGATAAGCAATGGTATGGCGTTATGAAGTTTAAGAGTATGTCTGACGTTAAGGTGATGACACCAGTGAAAAACAAACATCAAGCATTAGTTAAGTAG